CGGTCAGCATATGTTATTACAAAATTAATCCAATTACCTGTTTTTAATGAATTATCATCATTAAGTAAGTGAGAAAGATTTGGATTACTCGGAACTCCCATCGCAAGATAGTTAGTCGTTATTTTTTTACCACCAAATCCAACATATATTGCTTTGTTTGTGTTAATACCAAATGTAAATCGTTGGTTATTATTGTGTTTTCTACCGAGTGCAAACATAGTATCCCCTACCTCATCTGGTCTAACCCAATAAGAAACCGTAAATCCTAATCTAAGGTCAACACCATTACCATCAGGTAAAAAGCCAGTTTGTACAAAAGCTCTGTTTCCTTGAGCACCACCGAATTTTATGTTGTAATTTTCAACACTCGGTGCATCTCCAGCTCTTCCTTTTCTGTATCTAAGTTTATCTATTAAAAGATTATTTTCTTGAAATACTTTTTTAGCTAAACTCTCATTTATCTGAAATAAATAACTACTCTCTGGTATTTCTAACCAACTCATCCAATCTAATTTTACATCACCTTGTTTTTGTTTTGATACTTCCATTAATGTAGGAATTAAATTCGTACTATCCACAATATCCATTTTTTTAATTTTATCTTCATATAATTTTTTTGTATTGAAAGCAGTCTGATTTGTTAACCATTGTGAATTTAATTCTTGTTTTAGATTTTCAATCACTCTATCTTTTTCTGCTAATTCATTTTGATATTGCTCTTTAAAAAATTTTATATTTCCGTCAGAATTAAAAGTAACAACATCTTTAGAACTAACTTTATAATCTAAAGATTCGTCAAAATTTTTCTCAAATTCTTCTATATGTTTTTTTAAACTCACTATCTTGGCCTTTCTTCTATTTGTAACGATGATAATCTTGAACGATGTGCTGTTGCAACAATGTTGTGTTTAAAGTTTGGATGTCCTCCGAATAATTGTGGTTCTGTTGTTCCATTGATTTCCCAATAATAATCATTCCAATCCACAATGTCACCAATCTCAGGATAAAAATTCAATGAACCACTTGATAGATTTTCTCTTTGGAAAAACATTTCAATATTAGAATTTAAATCAGCACCAAACTCGTCTTGTATGATTTCAGGTTCATTGTAATTTATCAAACAATTAACTCTGAATCCAATATCATAATATTTAGCAGTTGATTCACCATACAAATTGTCCTCTGTTCTTTCAACATTTACTTTATAGATGTCTACTGATTGTCCGACAATTTCGTCAATCAATTCTTCATTCATTTGATTGATTAAATCAAATTCTTTTTGTGGTATAAAAAATGGTTTTGTTTGACTCATTTAATTATCCTATGTATATTTTCAATGGTGCTTTATTCAATACCTCTTGTTGAGCATTTGCAACTTCTTGTTCTGTAATTGCTTGTTCTTTCTTACTAACAGCTTCTAAGAATGTGCTCAATTCCTCTAATAAATTTGCTTTTTCTTCTCTACCTTCTGATTTCAAGGCCTCACCATCCATAGATACTTCACCATTTGGTAATGGTAATGAAGCGTATTTACTTCTAATGATTCCTAATAATTCCTTTGATAATGCTAATGTGTATTTACGAATCCAATTTCTACCCATTGAATTTATTTCTGTATAGGTGATAAATTTGTATGGAATGTTTGATGGGTCGGATACTTTAGCTACTGTGTAATCTTGTGTTACATCTATTCTATCATTTCTTTTGTAATAATGAAAGTATATTTTTTCACCAGCGTCATCTGATTCTGGTCTTGGAAAAATTCTTATTTTGTTATTTATTAATTCAAACGAATACGCTGCTTTTCTAACCAAGTCATTTGTTTCAATTGCATTTGCTCTAGCTAAATCATATGATATTGGTCTTAATATATAAGATACTGCTGGTGATACATTACCGAATCCAAATGAATCCAATAATTCAATGTTATCATAAGTTCCAGCAAATGGGTCGTAGAATTTAGATATAGCAGCAGGACCTTCATTAAATACTCGTTGTATTTCTAATCTATCACCAGTGTCAACACTTGATTCTAAAGTAGCCTCACTTGTTAAATCATAAACTTGTTGAGAACCTGTTAATACGATTGAACCTGTAAACATAGTTGCATTACCACCAACATTTACAGCTTGTCCGTATTGTTCTGATAAAGTGAATAAAGACATTCCACCATTTGGAGTTTCAGCTTGATGTGAACCCGTTGAACTAAAATTAGAACCAGTAGTAGTATTTCCATAATGTTCCCACATCCAATTTCTTGTATTATAATGATTAATTTGTTGTGAATATTCCGATACCGCTTCTTCAAAACAAGCATACATTGAACCACTATTAAATTCCAACTGCATAACTGGATGTCCAAGTTTACTAGCTACATATTTACAAACTGTTAAACTATCGGTTTGAAATTCTGAATCTGTGTCGTATATTCCGTGTGGTGTTGAACCAGTAACCTCTAAAGCTGATGATGGTTCTACATATAAAAATTCAAATTTTGACATTAATATTCTCCAAATGGGTATAATTCTTCATATATAAATATCAAAGAAAACAAAAAAGGGTAAGAAATAAATCCCACCCTTTTAAGTTATTGTATCTAATAATTATTAGATTATTTCAACTACTAATGACTCTGCTCTGAAATCATTGTTAGCATGTGCACTACTCCAATCACTTGTAAATGCAATTGTTTGAGCAGATGTAGTATCAAGAGCTGCTGAAGCCATAATATCACCAGTTCCAGATGCTCCATCAGGTGCATCTACCATAGCTTTTGTGTTTGCTACCATAGTTCCACTACCACCAGATGTTCTAACAGTAATATATGTATCAAAAATAACTATATCGTTATTTGCTACATCTAATGCTGCTGCTGAAGTTATTGTAGAACCACCAAATGTTATAGCTGCTGTTAATGTATCCGAACTATTTGAGTTTACAACTACACCATGAGCTCTAATTTTTAATACATTACCAGCTTTTAATGTATTAGCTGGGATTGAAGCTGAAGCTAAAGTTTCTGTATCAGTAGTAGAGGTTGATGTTTCACCAGCTGCAGCTAAAACAGAATGTGCTCCACCGATAATTGCGCCTGTTACTACTCCACCATCAACTAAAGAAATTGCACTTTCTTTCTTAGAAACTTTATATTTTCCTATTCTATTTGCCATTATTTTCTCCTAATGTTGAGTCACTACTCTCAGGATTGTTAATTTTTTTATACTAATGGTGTTTAGTGACTACTTCCACTAGTAAATTATGAATTATAATTCATATATAAATATTGAATAAAAAGAAAAACCCCTAAATTAATAGGGGTTTTTTCTTATCTAAGTTTGTAAAAAATTAACTTACACTAAGTTTAAGTCTTTACAAGAGATTGTACCATAAAACTCTGGTCTAATCATTTTCTTAGCATATCGTGTCATTACACCTTTTCTTGGTGTGAAGTCACTTGGGTCGTATACTAATGGAGTCATGATTAATGGTACATATGGAGAATATACAGCACCAGTTTCTAAGAAATTACTTCCTCTGAAACCAACAAGTATTTTGTTCTCAGTCATGTAAGGATTCTTATAAACAGTAAATCTGTTTTGTAATTGTCCTGCAACTTGTATTCCAGCTGCGAACTGAGTTTTATTTCCATCTGTGTTAGTCATGTATCCTGGAATTGATTCTAAGATTGTAGCAACAGTCGGAGAAACAACTACGAAGTTAGCACCACCTCTAAGAGTTAATCTTTGGATTTCGTTAGAAACCTTTTGGATTTTACCCAATAGAGTTTGATACCATTCGAATCTTGTTCCATAGAATGTTGTAATAGACCAAGCACTTTCATCAGTACCTGTTCCATTATAATCTTCACCTGGAGTAGCAGACCAGAAATCTTCTGTTACTGCGTCTGAGATTAACATATCTAAGATTTCTAAATCAATTTCCATTGAAATGTACTCACTTAACATTGATGTTAATTCAGCTTCAGCGTCAACAGAATGATAAGCATTCAAGTCTTGAGCTAACTCAGGAGACCATACAGCTTTTAGTTTTCTTGTTTTAGCTACAATAGCTTGTGATTTAAGTTGTAAGTCAACTTCAGGTATTGCTAATGTATCATCAGTAGCACTACCTACTGTATCCTCAAAGTCACCTCTGTTTGATTCAGTTGGTTGTTTTGAGTAAACAACTGAAGCAGATGAGAAGTTAGCTGCATCTATAGCTCCATCACCAAATGTTAAACTTGTTGATTGTGAAATTATAAAATCAACAGTTCCGTTAACATCATCATGAACTGAAAATTGTGGTAACATACTATGAACATTCGCTGCATTTACATTTGATGAAGAAATGTTAAAAGACCTAACAGCTTTAAAATCTGCATCAGTAAGGTCAGCTGCATCAAATTTTAATTTGAGTAATTTACCAGCTGCTAATGAAGCACTAAACTCTTGGTTAAAGTTTATGTCTTTATAAGTAACTGAAGCAGTAACGAATTGTCCAGCGATAACTGAAGTTCCATCTAAACAAACTCCAGCTGCGCTTCCCTCAGCTTGATTTACAGAATAATCATATCTACCTTCACCATACAAACCACCTACACCAAATGGAGCAGTTGAGCCTGATGGAGAGTTAGGACCAGTTTTACCACCGATTGATGTTACATCACCACCCGGTACTTTAATGTGATTATCTACACCGTATCCATTAACAGATTTACCATATTTAAAGTCTAAGTAAAATACAAGACCAGATGGTAGATTCATAGGTTGAACAGATACAAAGTCTTGAGCTGCTAACTCACCAAAGATTCTACGAACCAATGGAAGTGCAACACCAGACCATTCCTCTGAACCAGCTACACCAGCAGCACCTGTTCCAGCACCACCACCAGTTGCAGAGTTTTCTGAAATTAGCTGTTTTGCTTGGTTTTCAAGCATTGTAGCCATTCCACTTCTTTGAAA